GTTGCATACTCAGTTTCAAAATTCCAATCTTGTTTTGGCAGACTCTCTATTGCTGTTTGAAATTGCTTTAATGTTAATTTAAAATTCTTAGCCATGTAATATCTTTTGGCTTTATCTTTTTCGTCTATTGGTTTTTCTGCTTTTAATGATTTGAATAATGATTTCTCTTTATTAAAAATAACATCTTTTAATGTTTCCTTTTTGCAAAGAATTTTTTGTACTGCGTTATGAACAATGTTTCCCATAGTAAAGTGAGAACGCTTAGGCATGTTCATTCTTTCTTGTGGAGTAAGAACTATATAATTAAAAAATCTTTTATCTTCTGGTAATTTATTTTGTGAGACACTAGCGTATTCTAAACCAAATGCTTTATAAGCTGGATCAGTAATTCTAAGATCGTTCATGTTCCGAATCAGTATTACTATTTACACTTCATTGCAATACTATAATCAATTAATTTATTCATAACAAATAAGATATATAATTCAATAGCATATAATTATATATAAAACCTAGAGTTGTTTGTGTTGATAAATTATTGACAGTCAAAACAAATAGAATTAATAAAACGAATCACAATGATTCAAATTAAATTAGACGAATACGAAATACTTGCAGCTGGTTATACAGCGTTGCTTCGCATTACTGAAAGCATGAGACAGAATATTAATTGGGGTCATGGTTATAAAGGTAGCTTTGGCGACAAGGTTGCAAAGTCTATGTCAGGTACACTTGCTGAACTTGCTGTTGCAAAAGTTTTAAAAGTACATTTTAATTATCATGTTAATAATTTTAGGGGTGCTGATTTATATTTCAATAATCAAAGAGTTCAAGTTCGTTGCCAGACACCTAAGAATGAAAACTTCTTAATCATAAGACAAGATAGTTCTGCAAATGAAACATACATATTAGTCATTGATCGTTGTCCATTATTTGAGGTGGTTGGTTATGTTAACTCAAGTAACATTGTAGGTAATAAAGAATACCTAACTGACTTTGGTTATACTGATAGACCCAAAGTTTATTCTGTGCCAATGGCAAACTTAATTTCAATAGAAAATATTTTCAATGGATAAAAAATTTAATTACCAAAGAGTAGAGATTTGTTGGATGGATATTTGTAATGCAGAGGGTGCATGGTTAACAGAAGCAGAAGTTTTAAATCATACTTTAGCCGAATGTATTTCAGTTGGTTTTTTATTTTCTAAAAGTAGAAACACAGTAAAGATATTTAGTTCTTGGAGTTATAACAAGGATCACTCCATAGATTACGCTGACGTAGTCGCAATTCCGACAGCAGCAATAAAATCAATTACAGTAATATGAATAACTGGAAACAACAAAATATAATTGATTTTGAAGATGCTCAACCTATTCTGTGGAAGAAAGAATGGTTAGGGATGCCTGAATATAATAACTCTGAACAACCAGAAGCAAAAATTAAATTAACTTTTAAATTTAGAAATGAAGAAGATTATGAATTTTTTAAAGAACAAGTTAAAAAATTAATTTACAACGGAGATAAGTTTATTGACGGCAATCAAGGTAAATTTGAGAAACAATCTTGGTTTCCTTTAATAGAAAAAGCTAGTAAATATTATTATAAAGGAAATAACAACCCAAGATTCCCTGTTTATATAATTAGCAAAGGTAGATTTAAAAAAAATCCAACAGTTCAAACTTTAAATCAACTGAAAGTTCCATTTAAAATAGTTATAGAGGAACATGAATACAAAGAATATTCAAAGATAGTTGATAAAAATAATATTTTAATTTTACCGGTTAAATACAAAAAAGAATACGATACATTTTGGAAAGATAACTTAGGTATTACAGGTAGTGGAGCGGCAAGAAATTATGTTTGGGATCATGCTATTGAAAACAAAAGTGTTTGGCATTGGATATTAGACGACAATATAGAATCATTTGAAAGATTTAATAATAACATGAAAGTTAAATTTATGTCTGGTGATCCATTTTACATCTTAGAAGATTTTGTTTTGCGTTATGAGAACATTGCAATAGCCGGATTTGGTTATGCAAACTTTGTTCATTGGCATGAATTTAGACCGCCAATTAGTTTTAATACAAGAGTTTATAGTTGTTTGTTAATTAGAAACGACATTCCTTATCGTTGGAGAGGAAGATACAATGAAGATACTGATTTGTGTGTAAGAGTTTTAAAAGATGGTTGGTGTACTTTGCAAACAAATATATTTTTACAAGGTAAAATGGCTACTCAAAAAATGAAGGGTGGAAATACAGACGAAATCTACAAAGATGGAACTCTAAAGAAAAGTCAGATGATTGTTGATATGCACCCTGATATTGCAAAACTTACTAAAAAATTTAATCGTTGGCATCATCATATTAATTATAAAATCTTTAATAAAAATTTACCAATTAAAAAAAAAAATATTATTATTGATGATAAAATTAACAACTACGGATTGCAAAAATATAAAATTTAAACAATGACAAACACAAATAAAATAATATTATATACAGCAATCATTTCATTCTGTTTGTTTGTTGTAATATTTTTATAGACTCTTATGGACATAAACGCTTATTATAAACAACAACACAAAATTATATCTGATTTTAATATGCAAAAACTTAATGAGAAAAAAACTACAGCAGAAGATAAACGTCTTAATAAAATAAGAATAAAGTTTTTATCAGTAATATTTATTTTAATAATTATTTTTATTTTAACATGAACTACTTAATAAAATTATACTTAGTATTAATATTATTCTTTATAATATTTCTAATTATTATTCATGTATGAAATTAGTTTTAACTATTCTCTTGATGAACGGAAACATTATGACGTTTGATTTTTATAATGAGAACTCTGCTTATCAATGCGATAGGTTATTTAATAACTTAACTTACTCAAGAACAGTTAGAAATTACAAAGGTAATAAACAACAAGGAACATTTTTTAGAAACCAAGAAGTATTATTATATGCCTGTGAAACAAGAAAAGCCGTTTAAGATGACGCTCAATGAAGCGTTAGACATGGCAAGGATTGATCCTGTTGCTACTAAAGCATTGAGAGAGAAGTTAATTAAGTTAGAAGTTTTTAAATTTAAAGTAGATGAACTTACATTGATACAGCGTTTAGCTGTGTATGATTTATTAGACACAGAAGAATACAGAAAGATTATTAAACTATTATCTTCAGAAATTATTAGTGAGTATTTAAAATGATGGAAAACAAAAACGATGAGTTCCCACTTTGCTGTGATTGTGTATTTCAGGCAGAGGTTGAATTTGACGGCAAGGATTATTGTATAAGATGTTTAAAGGAAGCTGTGATAAGAAAGCAGAAACATAAAAATCAAGATTTCTACATGAAGAAAAAGAGATGAAAAAAGAATCTGCTCTAAGGTACGTTGGCTTTAATGTTAATGACGATAGAGAGAAAGATGACTTTTATCCAACACCATCAGCAACAACGCAAGTTCTATTGGACAGACAAAAATTTATTGGAAACGTTTTAGAACCTGCTTGTGGAGACGGCGCTATGTCTAAAGTTTTAATTGATAATGGTTATGAAGTTATCTCATCTGATTTGCATGACAGAGGTTATGGCAAGACAGGTGTTAATTTTTTAGAAACAACAGAAATTTATGATAACATTATTACAAACCCACCTTTTAAATTAGCAACAGAATTTACAGTTCATGCGTTGCAGCTTGCAAGACACAAAGTAGTTATGCTTTCTAAGATAACTTATTTAGAGGGTATCAGAAGAAAGAAATTAATATTTGACCAGAAAAAATTACAAACAGTTTTTATCTTTACAAAAAGAGTTGCATTTAAAAAACCTGGAAGCGATAGTTTAGCCGGTGGACTTATGGCTTTTGGGTGGTTTGTTTATGATGTTAATTTCTCCGGTCAACCAACTATAGAATGGATATAAAACAATGAGACCAAAACCAGAAAATGTATGGCGCAAAGAAGTTAGAAGTTTGATTCAACCTACTATGTATCAGAAGTTAGATGCATCTGATTCTAATTTTTTTAAAGCAGGATTTAAAACAGGTTATCGTTTGGCATTGCAGCACATTGGCAATTACAAAGCTATGGATTTTTCAAGGAAGCGCAATGTTAAGATAACAAAAGTATCTCCAATCATAGATGCCATTCTTTACAGAAGTGCAAATCATTTTGGGGTTGATATTAATTTAATGTTGTCAGACAAAAGGGATAGGCATTTAGTTATTGCAAGATCGGTAGCTATAAATTTATTAAAAGAACTTACTCCTTATTCGTTGCATAACATTGGGGAAATTTTGGCAGGCAGAGACCACACTACAATCATTCATCACATTAGTTGCAAAGCCCAAAAAAATGGACTGTGGTTTCCTTACTTTGAAATATGGAATAGTTTTAGTAAATTAAAATTAGAACTTGAAGCCGATTTTAAAGTACAGAAATGAAACCTAAGATGATTAAATTTGAAAAGATAACTAAAGATATATTAGATTCTTTTGAACTCAATTCCCATGAGAAGATTATCTACGTTATCTTAAAATCATTTGAGCATGCTCCAAGAGGTATTAGAGTATCTCTTAAATACCTACAAGAACGCACAGGAATCAAGTCTAGGGGTACAATCATCAAGTATTTGGATCGCTTGCAAAATTTGGGGTACGTTGCAAGATTTAAGACCCATTTAGAACAGACATCAACTTACACATTGGATAAATCAAAACGCCAGGAGTCTATTAAGCGTAATAATCAGTTCCGTAAGTTTATTAAGGTAGGTATTAAAAAGAAATCTACTAAAAAGCATACATCTAAATCAGCTAACGTTATCAATATTATTTAGGGGGGGTAGTCCAAAAATTGAACAGGGGTAGTCCAAAATTTGGACATTATATATACCTATATATATATACCTATATATAATCTTATTAGTATATATAAGTATATAAGCATATATAAGCATATAAGCTTATATAAGCTTAAGGCAATCAGACTAAAGTACAGCTAGCACTCCTGAGATTATTGTTTGTTTATTAAAGTGGGGGATAACTGCAAAGCGTATGGCATGTTAAGTTATGCTCTCTTTGAATTGTTAATAATTCCTGGCGGTACAATGCAAAGCCAATTGTTTTTATATAAAGATATGGTAGTAAGTTTCAACCATGACACAAGGGAACTGCTGCGCCAAAAAATGATTAACACTCCTATAACAATAGATGAATTTGATAACTACTTAAGCACAGCTTCATTCGTAGAGAAGATAATACCTGGTGTTAAAAATAATAGATCACCTTCTATGTTCAAGATAATAGGAACAGTCCATTATGATAGTAAGGATTGGGGTTATTATGATAAGAAAAATAAGAACCTCAAAGCAACACCTAAGCAGCTGTCAATTTATGAATTAGTAATCTTTACTTTACTAAAATTAGATAAGGAGAATAGAGAATTATTATCATTAAGGAACTTTCCGGATAGATTAAGCATTAATAAACTTAATAGAATGTATTTAGATTTAACTTATAACCAACTAAAATATAGGTATAGACTAGCTCTATTTGATGCTTGCAATTTAGTGAACAGAGTAGGTTATCAAAGTTTAGTATCGCCTGGCAACTAATATTTATTTTATAACGATTGACAAAAAGAACAAAATGAGTACCTAAATCTGATAGTATTGGTATTTTTATATCCGATATAATCTTAACTTAAATTCTCACTTTCTTATCCCCTTAAAAAATAGATTAACTTAAGATTTCAAGTGGAGTGTTGCTCTCCATATACATTGTTATCCGATACTCCACTTGATGAGATTAGATAGTTAAATAATAAATTAATAATATTAAAACATTAATACCAAATATTATTAAAGCTGTTGCCGGTGAGTCGTTATCCATAATTCTATTGTTAAGTTAATTTGAACTGCAATAGCATTTTAATATGTTAGTTAATAAGGTCTAAATATTTACTTACATAATAAAACAAATACATAGAAGCATATGCAGCTGCAATAACGCCTATTGCTAGTAAGCATTGTTTTAAATCTTCGTTCATTCAGACTCCATTATTCTTACAAGTTTATCTTGTAAGTGGTTTATATCTTGAATTGTATAGTGAACATAATCAGCACCGGTTGGACTAGCGCCGTTATTCAATTTATTAAATAACAGAGCGGTATTGATTTTGTTTAAGTCATGCAAGCCAGCTAAGGATATAGCGTTGTATAATATGGCAGCTTCATTCTTAGAGATTGATTTATTTGCAATCTCTATATCAAAGTCTGACATAAATTTAAGATTTGTTTTTGTCATTATTTATATCTCCGGTTAATTGTTAAGCTGCTTTTTTATTTCTATTAGTATCTAAATGATGAATACAATTTCCGTACTTATCAAATAAATATTTATTCATTTCGCAATGCTCCTGGATGTCTCTTTCATCCCACTCAGAAGCATAGTCATTTTTTACAATTGGCTTTCCTTGTTCGTCAAGATCGCCAGTTTCATATTCAAAAGGAATTTCATCAAGCCAAAGTTTAACTTTAAACTGAGCATCTTGATTTAATTCTTTATACTCATAAGCATTTACTTGTATTGTTTTCATGTTTTATCTCCGGTTAGTTAGTTTATAAACTTTCACAGCTTAAAAAATCATTTAAAGAACCATTAAACAATTTTTTAACTTTGTTTGTATTTTTTAAACATAACTTATAAGTTTTTAACGAAGATATACTATCAGCAGAATACCCAAAGTCTGAGCAGAAATCTTCAAACGATAAATTATTATTTATAAAATCTACAGCTAAAGAATTTAAAACAGATTCTAATTCAGGTTCGTTTTTAATTCCATAACCTTGACTGTAATAAATTGAAATAGATTTACTTTGATTTTTTAATCTGCATTTGAAATGATTTGCATTATCCCATTTCATATCAGGTCTTTCACTTATTTGTGAAACAGTCATTTTAATATTATTATCTTTAATGAACTGCTTTAATGTTTTTGTCATTTTTTATCTCCGTAGTTATTGTTTAAGTGATTCGGAGTAAATCATATTGTAAATAGACTGTCAATACACTTAAACACATTATTTTAATATACTTATCAACAAGAACATAATAGGAACATACACATGGCGAATAAAACAAAATATACAGAAATACTCTTTGACCAAATATGCCAGGAGCTGGCAGAGGGTCAATCTATAAGAGAGGTTTTAAATACTAAAGAGAGACCGGAGCGCCCCACATGGGAGTGCTTCAGACAATGGATAATTAAATACCCAGAGCGAAGAGATAAATATACACAAGCCAAACAAGATGGCTGCGAATATCTTTTAGCTAACGCTGAAGAGTACATTAACAAAAGTATTAATAAATCACAGAACGAAACAGATAAGAACTTAAGACCAGACTTAGCCCAGACACATTTAATCAAAGCATATTTAGACTTGGCAAAGTGGAAGAGTGAAAGAATAGCGTCAAAAGTATATGCTAAAAAGGATAATTTAAGTCTTTCTGGTAATAATAAAGATCCAATAATCATTAAGTGGCAAGATTAATTATTAGTTGTTTTTTAATTAAAGCTGTTGAGTTTATTGAATTAGTTGTTTGAGAATTGCAAAGTTCACACATAATATTGCACACAACGCATATAGGTTATTAACTACAAATAATATTATCATTGCTATTGCTTGCTCATTTAACAATATTTCCGATAACGTTTAATTATCGGAACTATATCAATGGTTGTATTGCGCCAGGCAATCAGGTGTTTCATACGTTTTACAAGGCAAATAGGGGGGGTTTTATAACGACACTACCCCCAAAGCAAATTCTGGCGTCAGCGATATTGCGTTGGAAGGTACACACATACAAACTACAAAAACCCAAATGAAAAACCCTAAATACAAAGCTTTAGTAATGGTTGATGATATGACTAATTCAGTAATAGTTATGTTCAATGGATTTGAAGATTACGATGATGCTTGGTGCTTTAGCCAACACATTACAGAAGAACTAGAACTAGATAAGATACCAGTTGCTAAACCCATGACTGTCCATTAAGGATAGGGGGGTTTTATTTAAAAATGCCAGTATTTGAGATTCCATACAAGCCAAGAGAATTGCAAAAATTTTTGCATGATAAAATCTCTAAGCACCGATTCTCCGTATTGGTCTTGCACCGAAGAGCTGGTAAGACTGTGATGTGTATTAATCACATGATTAGAGATGCGATGTACACCAAGAAGCCAAATTCTAGGTACGCATTTATCTCTCCAACTTTTAAACAAGGTAAGGCAACAGCTTGGGATTACATCAAAACCTTTGGTGGTAAAATTCCAGGAGTTAAGTTTAACGAATCAGAATTAAGAGCTGACTTTCCAAATGGCGCAAGGATTACAATTCTTGGCGCTGAGAATGACCAAGCTCTAAGAGGTATATTTTTAGACGGTTGTATTTTAGATGAAACACAAAGTATTGCCCCAAACCTATTTCCTGAAATCATAAGACCATCTTTGGCAGATAGGAAAGGATGGTGCGTTTTTATTGGAACGCCAAAAGGTAAAAATTATTTTTTTGAATTATACCAATACGCCCAAAAGACAGAAGGTTGGTATTCATCATTACACAAAGCATCTGAAACAAAGATACTAGACGATGATGAATTAAAGGCAGCAAAGTCAATCATGTCAGATGACTTGTTTGACCAAGAGTTTGAATGTTCTTTCCAAGCAGCAATAACAGGTTCTTATTATGGATCTATTATTGAGGATGCCGAAAAGAATGGTAGGGTTATAGATAATTTATACGACAAAGAACTACCGGTTGAAACATGGTGGGATTTAGGAATGAATGATTCTACTGTTATTTGGTTTGCCCAAAGACACAAAGGCGAAATAAGATTAATAGATTTTTACGAAAACGCAGGCGAAGGATTAGACCACTACGCAAATATTATTGATAACAAAGGTTATAAGTATTCAAGACATATTGCTCCACATGATATTAAGGTTAGAGAATTAGGAGCTTATGGTAAATCAAGGTTGGAAACTGCATTAGAATTAGGTATATCATTTGAGGTTGCACCTAAACTATCTTTAGAAGATGGGATTGAAGCAGTAAGAAAAGCTCTACCTACCTGTTGGTTTGACAAAAACAAATGTTATTATGGTATGGAATGTTTAAAGTCATATCAAAAAAAATGGGATGACTTAAACCAATGTTTTAGGAATAGACCCATACACAATTTTGCAAGCCATGCCGCTGATGCTTTAAGAACAGGAATAGTTGGCTACGGAATTGAGATGACAAATTGGAAAAAAAAGATAGAAGTAAATACGAACTATATTGTTTAATATGAAATCAACAAAAGATAGAGAACCAAATTCTTACGTTAATACTCAAGACGAATTCCAAAATTTTTTAGATGAAAGAGAAAGAAATTTAATTGATAAGGGTTTATATCCAGATAGCCCACCTTCAAATTTTAATCCATTCATAGAAAATATGGCAAAGATTACTAAAGATCCTTTAGAACAAAATTCTAAATTCTTAGAAAAATATTTTAAGTCAATGAACTAATATGGCAAAATTAACAGATACAGAAATAAAGAATATTATCAGTACAGAAATAAATTCATCATTAGGTTATTTGGGTGGACAATTATCTGAACAAAGAAAAAAATCTGTTGAATATTATTTAGGAGAAAAACTAGGTACTGAAATAGATGGTCGT